CATCAATATGTATAAAAGAATTATACTTATTGATTCTCATCGATAAGAATTTCCACACAGGGTCTGAAAGGTTCTTATCAAAATCATCTTTGAAACCGATTATCTTATTCAAGATAACCATTGTCTCCAATGAAATGGTTTTTGATAGATGTTCTTTGATGATTTGAGGGTGTCGAGTCCCTTCAATCTTAAACATACCATCAAAGTCTTTGTCTGTAAAGACATCTTCTATCTCAGTCTTGAATGTATAAGATAGTGATTGAAGGCGTTTCTTCCAGTCGGTGTAATTTTGCTCTCCGTTTCTGACGATCTCACCAATCCACAAAGACTGAGGATCATCACAACTAACAAAATTAGACACGAAGAATTCAACAACTTGACTATCATCCTTTTGTCTACTCAACTTTTCAAAAAAGAACCGATCACGTCTCTTATAGAAAGATTGTAGAGATGCTCTAGACTTACCACCATAACGATGGTAGTCATAGTTAGATTTTGTAAAGTGATTTTTCAATCCAAGGTATGCCTTGTATGTATCAAAGGGTGTCACTTTAGGTATCATATAGGAAGTTTGGCATGAGATGTTTTCTTGAGAAGATTCAATTGCATTGCCTCCGCTTTCAATCGTTCCTTAAGAGGTTTCGAAATCAGTTTAGGAATAGATTCAATATCTAAACTATTTTTTTCACAAAAATATACAATTGCATCAACGTATTTCATTCCATTACCTTTCTTGACAATGGCTTCAATCTCTTCTGCAAAAGTTCGACTACTATAGAATTTCTTTTCTATAATTTTATCGACACTTAGTTCTTCAGGGCTTTGCATATTCCTGTAATTTGAATTCAACAAACTCAGTAATGTATTTTCCGAGCAAATTGATGTACTTTTTCTTGTCATACTCTTCATAGACTTCAACCTCTCCGTTTTCACAGGTCATAATGATTACAAATTTTTTAACGATGAGACCCTTCATCTCATACAACATACAAGCATATGCTGCACACTGAACAAAGTAGTCTTCAATCCATTCTCTTTTCTTGGGTTTGGCTGATGTTTTGAAGTCAATAACAGACAACTCAGGTTTACCATTTTCTCCAGTATGTTCTGCAATACAGTCAACAGAACCGGCGATACCTAGTTCAGTACTATACAGTGCAGTCTCCTGACAGAGAATATTATCAATCTTATCCAAGTCAGGTTTAGCCTGTTTGAATAGGTACTGAGACAAGGGAAGAACATCAGAAAAAGTATCTGAGTTATTCAGATACTCTTCAATCAATGTATGTGCATCAGTACCACGATGAGTAGCCTTGCGAGTAATGTTGTTGGCTTCTTGTTCACCAACCTTCTTTCTCCATTCCTTGAACTTGTTTCTATTCCTCCAACTAATCACCGAAGTGATAGATGGCATTCTTACAAGTTCTTCAGTTCCAAATACTTTATAGTAACGAACTCCGTCAATACTCTCTCGTTCAATAGGAACGAAAGGAACATCCTGATGATTAAACATTACATACCAAGTTCAAGTTTAGCAATGATGTACTCCTTCACAAGACCACTTCTGCAGATATCCTCTGCGTTAAACTCAATTGTATCAAAGGATGGCATATTCGTCAAGATTCTCATGAAGTCTGCGATACCATTCCGTTCGTTCTGTTTGGTAAGGTCAGACTGAGTTGCATCACCACAGAACATAATCTTAGAGTGCTCACCAATACGAGTAATCATCGAGTCCAGTTCATGGAAGTTCAGGTTCTGAAACTCGTCAACAATTACAATCACATTGTCCAGTGTCGTACCACGAATGAATGACGTGGACCAGAAGGAGATAGTACCTTGTGCCTTGAGATTGTTATACAACATCTCGAACGAAGCATCATCAGGCATCTCGAACATATACTTCACCATATTCTTATATGGTATCTGGTACAGAGATGACTTATCCTCATGGTCTCCGGGAAGAAAACCAATCTCTCTGGTGGGTACAAGGGACCTGACGATGTAGATCTTCTCATAGGGTGACCTAGGGTCTAGAACGTCAAGAAGAGCGTTGTAGAGGGTGATAAAGGTCTTACCTGTACCAGCACAACCGTATGCAACAAGGTTCTGTTGACTCTTATACTTCTCAAAGAACAGTCGTTGGTTCTCTGTAATTGGTTCTACCTTCTTGATGTAATCAAGATTGATAGGTTTTTTCCTTTTCATTGTCTTGTTGCTCATACCAAATGGTACTGGGTTGGTATTACCAATACCGGTTTTCTTTTTTACTGCCATATGATGTTAATCGTAATGTTTTAGAGTACTGCCTGGTTGTTGTTTAGCCTTTGTTATTACATCCTTCCATCCAGGATGTTTAGTATAGATCTTACTCAAAGGATCACCCATTTCAATACCTAAACAAGGGGCATTGTCTGGAGTGTAATACCTTGACCAGTCTGGATTGTCTTCGCACCACTGAGACCAGTCATGAACACTCATCTGTATTTCTTTAGTCTCACCAGTGTCTTTGTGTTTGACGGGATACGTTGCCACATTACCTCCATAATGTTTGTGTTGATATTTATTACCAGTCTAGAGCCTCAGCAATGACAGGAAATTGTTCTACAAAAATTTGCTTACATGAATTTGCAATATCCATGTGTTCTTTCTGTGTACCATGTGCAGAACGAAGTTCGATATAATGAATCCAACTGCGAACTGAGCCAGTCATGTACATTCTAGTTGGTGTTGCTAATGGAAGCACAAAGCGTGCACATTCCTTTGCGACACCAACATCCAACATCTGATTATAAAGATTAGATGCAGAACTGAATAGAGTAATCATCTGACGGTTGATCTTATCGACCACCTCAGGGTCAAGGTCATCAATACTATTCTGACGGTTCTTATCATCCTGACGACGAAGTTCGGGGAGTTCAATCTCAGAGTTCAAAAGATTAGTACTTGCATACCTCTGTGAAAATTCTTGAAAGGTGAAACTTCTATGACGCAACACTTGAGCTGCAATACCTCTCGTAGTCTCAATTTCCATAGACATAAATGCCTGTTCAAAGATAGACCAATGTTGATGTTTGATGCAGTACTTCAGAAGACCTGCGAACTTCTCACTGTCCTGATTGTTTGGATTACTTACACGAGCACAGTATGCAATCTGTTTTTCTGCGTCAGGTGTTACTGAGATTAGTTTGGCTTGATTCATCTTTGTGTTTAATCTTTAGTTGTTTACGTTCTTGTTTAACTCTTTCGACATAGAGTCTTTCACCTTCACTAAAAAGTTCAGGATGTTTGAGGATGTACTTGATTGCTTTCTTTGTTTTCATGGTTGAAATACGTATTGAAATAAGAAACTATTCCATTACTTAATTGGTTACCTTGCGAAACCCAGGTGTCTACACATTCGTAAATGTCTTGGGTAGTATATGATTCTTCTTCTATCTTGGTTCTTCCATACTTATTTAACAGGATACCAAGACACTGTTGACGAAGTTTCATTCTGTCTTCAGAGTATCTCCAATCATCATTCATCATCTTCAAATACCTCTTCATAATCGGGGAGGGGAGGTAGAGTTTCTTCTAACCTACTCGTATATGACTTAACATCAGAATAGACTTCTGATTCTAATGCATCGACTAGAAGTCTAAGATTTCTTGTGATAAGTTTAAGTTTATCTTTTTCCATAAAAAAAGGGAGACTTGTGTCTCCCTAGTATATCAGATAATTGAACAGGTGACAAGTGTCACTTATTGTAAGTACGACCACGGTAACAAAATGTACCATGGGTTTCACTTGACTTCACACAACGTGTATCATACTCGACACCACGATAAGCAGCGTGAGTGATTTGTGCGTTATGAAGAGCAGATGCTTTGTTGATCTGTTTCCTGATCATTTGAAGTGTGTTCATGAGTTTACTCCTAAAGTAGTTGGATTTTTAAGTCCGTTCCTTTAGTCGTTTGCGTCCCAGTACCAATCACATTCTGGTGATGAGTCCTTGAGGGTCTCAACTAATTCAACCTTAAGCTGATTGCTAAGGTTATTATTGTTCTCAATCCTCAGCATGATAGCATCAGTTTGAGTACAGGTGAGTGTTGTATAGAATAGTAATTCTAGCATGGGATGAACGCTCCGTTCCGCGACTTACTTGCGTCCCCTCAATGGGGATGAACGATAGGTCTACTATAGACCAGTGTCTCTATTTAGTCAAGAGCACCATATTCTTCACCATCCTTAATC